GAGCTTAGATTGCCTATTTTTTAGGCAAAAACGCAAAGCTTGTTAACTGAGCAAAAAACGGGCATAAAATATTTTATAATTTTTTGTCTAGGGGCCCCCAATGGATGTTTCAGATCAGGAATTAAAGCTTCGCCTGCGACTCGCACAAATCGAGAAAAATGAAGCTTGTCAGGAAGACTTTTTAGTTTTTGTAAAAAATATGTGGCCCGAGTTTATTGCGGGTCGGCATCACAAAATTATTGCCGAAAAGCTTGAACGCGTAGCCAAAGGCGAACTAAAGCGGTTGATCATCAACATGGCACCGCGACACACCAAATCAGAGTTTGCGTCTTTCTTGTTTCCAGCTTGGATGATGGGCCGCAACCCTAAAATGAAGATTATTCAGGCGACGCACACCACTGAGCTAGCCGTCAACTTTGGTCGTAAAACAAAAAACCTTTTGGACGACGACCGCTACAAAGAGGTTTTTCCGGATGTTAAACTGGCAGCGGATAGTAAAGCGTCTGGACGTTGGGATACCTCTAGCGGAGGCATGTACTATGCTGTTGGCGTTGGCAGTAATCTTGCTGGCCGTGGTGGGGATCTTGTAATTATTGACGATCCGCACTCGGAGCAGACGGCTATGTCCGCGAACGGCTTTGACGATGCATGGGAGTGGTACACTGGGGGGCCCCGACAGAGGCTCCAGCCGGGCGGGTCGATTGTTTTGGTCCAGACCCGGTGGTCCGAAAAGGATATGACAGGCCAGCTCTTGAAGTCGATGGCTAAAGATCCGTTAGCGGATCAGTGGGAAGTTGTGGAGCTCCCGGCTATTTTTGACGACGGGACCCCCTGTTGGCCGGAGTTCTGGTCTATCGAAGATCTGACCGCGGTCCGCGCATCTATTCCCCCGAGCAAGTGGAACGCGCAGTATCAGCAGAACCCAACGGGCGAAGAGAACGCAATCATACCGCGCAACTGGTGGAAGAAGTGGGAAAAGGATCGGATTCCGAATTTAGAGTATGTCATTCAGTCGTATGATACGGCGTTTAGTAAACGCGAGACGGCGGACTTTAGCGCTATAACTACGTGGGGTGTATTTCGCCCAGAGGAGCTTGGGGGCCCTCCGGCACTCATACTTTTGGACAGTAAGAAGGACCGGTGGGATTTCCCGGAACTAAAGCAAGTAGCTTTGGACCAGTACCAGTATTGGGAGCCCGACACTATTATTGTAGAGGCCAAGGCATCAGGGACCCCGTTGACGCAAGAGCTTCGGAACATGGGAATACCTGTTGTTAACTTTACGCCGAGCAAAGGTAATGATAAGATAACCAGAGTTCATTCTGTTTCGCCTTTGTTTGAAGCTGGGATGGTGTGGGCCCCCGACACCGTCTTTGCAGATGAGCTGATAGAAGAGGTGGCGGCATTTCCGAACGGAGAACACGATGACTTGGTGGACAGCATGACTCAGGCTTTAATGCGATATCGCCAAGGTAACTTTGTTCAACTCCCCACCGACGACTGGGAAGAGCACGATGGCAACATACAGGTTAGGGCGTATTACTAATGGGCAATAGTATAGTAGACATGGGGGCCGCGGCTGCTGATTATGTAGGAGAAACTTTTTCTGACGCGTATGATTATATGTTTGGGGCCCCCGAAGCTTCTGCCAGTGGCGGCTATTACAAAGAACTTGGGCCGGGGGCACGGCAATATTTTTCGGGGCCCGGAAAAGATGAGCGTCCGTCTTTACTGGAGGCCATTGGTTTTGCCGAAGGTGGCGATGTGCCGCTACAGGAGGACGGGTCCCTTCCCGGAGTAGATGAGCTACGTTACATGACTCCGGAAGAAGTGGATCGTGGATCGTATAACTATCTCCAGAATATGGAAGAGAAGATGCTTGGTCATTTAGCCGCGGCCCAAAGCCCAGTGTCCGAAGCTGCGGGGATACCTGTTCAGGCCGCCCTAGACACTAAGCGCTATCACTACGAAGAAGCAGAAAGACTGCGCGGCCTTATTGATCAATTTAAGGAGCGCCGCGCCACCGCAATTTTGAATTATCCGGACAGTGAGACTAAGTTGTACATGAAAGAGGGTCAGGACCCATACGTTAAAGGTTTTCCAGATGCCTTAGTGCAGGATTTTGCCGAAGGTGGCGTAGTGTCGTTAGGTGCCGCGGACCCTGATTACATAGACATGGGCAACATGTCGTTGAACGAAGCTTTGGGTTTATCTCCCAGCGACGAGGCCTATATGCAGGAAAGCGGGTTCTCTGGTCCGGCATATGCGGAAGACCAAACGCGGCCCGCGGATCTTACTGGTCCTTTTCTGGAGGAATACGGCCCGGTAGATGGCGAATATAAGCGCCTTGAGTATTTTGATGTGTATCAGGGGTTTCCTGAAGGACGCCGCCGACGGGACTTTGGACCGTCGGCCCCGGAGATTGCAATGCAGAACGGTGGTGACGTTCCCGTGCAGCTACCGGAAGAAGCGGGTATTGCAAGCTTTTTGTATGATGCAGCTACCGGAAACGTACCTTCCGATAAGCTGAACGCGCTTCGCGAGTCTGGTCGCATGGACAACGAGATGGCAAAATCTATTTACGGGGATGAGCCTACGTTTATGGAGACCTTGATTAAGCAGTACGGCTATCCGGCCACAATTCCGATGGAAGACGCGCAGGGTTTTGCAATCATGGATCCTGAGACAGGCGGCCAGAAGAAAATGATTGCCACCGACTTTGACCTTCCGGAGTACATGCGTACAGGACGCCCGCGAGAAGACATGCCCACCTATGGCGAATTGGAAGATGCGCGGGCTCATGCTCTTGCTTCGGCAGAGTTGGCTCGCTTGTATGGACCGGAAACCGCGGAAACAGCAGGGGGTATAAAGGAGTACTCGGAGATGTTGCCGCTGTTGGGTTCGGCAACATATGGGGATGCCAAGATGGATCTGCGTAACAATGCTTTGGGTATACAGTTGTTGCGTAAAGCGGGAATAAATGCGACACCCCAGCAGCTAGCAAAATCCGTGGACCGCGAAGTATTTTCTCAGCTTGACCGTATTTTAGGTCGTACCGAGGAGCGTAGAAAAACTCCTGCGAAAGACCAGCCGTTTGCAAAGCAGTATTTTAAATCGCCCGAAGGTGGTTTGGATGTTTATTTCCCGCGGGACAAAGAGGGATATTTTGACACAAGTTACATATATGACTAACCGCGGCTCACGGATCTAGGAATATGTACTGGCCTATGGTAAGTTAGGCTTAGAGGAGATAACGAATGGCACGTAAACCAATTGGCGGTTTGATGGACAACAATGTTCCGTCGCAGCTAGATCCTGAAGATTTGTCTGCCGAGGTAGAGCTTGAGCTTCCCGGAAGCATGGACAATGTTGTGTCTTTTGAGGGCATGGCTGAAGGGATGGATATTGAGATGACGCCGGAAGAGGATGGCGGTGTCACGATTGATTTTGATCCATCTGACCAGCGTGGGGAAAATGACGATTTTTACGCCAATCTGGCAGAGGAAATGCCGGATCGTGAACTTGGTCGTATTGCTGGCGAGCTTTTGGGTGAATTTGACGCCAATAAGGCGGGAAGGCAGGATTGGGAAGATGCTTATGCAAACGGTCTTGAATTGCTTGGGTTCAACTACGAGGAGAGGACCCAACCATTTAGAGGAGCTTCTGGGGTTACGCACCCGTTGCTTGCCGAGGCGGCTACGCAGTTTCAAGCGCAGGCGTTCAATGAGTTGTTGCCAGCCAGCGGCCCCGTGCGAACTGCTATTATGGGAAGTGAAACAAGAGAAAAGCAGCAGCAAGCCCAGCGCGTAAGGCACTTTATGAATTTCTACGTCACGAACGTGATGGAAGATTACACACCTGACATGGATCAGATGTTGTTCTATTTACCGTTGGCGGGTAGTACATTTAAGAAGGTTTATTATGACGAAACTTTGGGTCGTGCGGTAAGCAAGTTTATTCCTGCGGAGCATCTTGTCGTACCGTATGAGACCTCCGATTTAGACACCTGTCCTAATATTACGCAGTCTATTCGCATGTCTTTGAACGATTTGCGGAAGAAACAGGTGGCGGGTTTTTATCTGGACGTGCCTGTTATCCCGGCGCAGGCCGAGATGGACAGTGTAGAGAATGAGATTGACCGGATTGACGGCATTTCATCTACCCAGATTGATTATGATTGCACAATTTTAGAGTGCCACGTTGACCTCGACCTTGATGGTTATGAGGATTTGGATGAGGACGGTGAGCCGACAGGGATTAAGATACCATATGTTGTCACCATTAGTCAGGATAATGGCGAAGTACTGTCAATTCGTCGTAATTACCGTGAAGAGGACAAGTTAAAGCGTAAAATACAATATTTTGTACACTACAAGTTCCTTCCGGGCTTTGGTTTTTACGGTTTAGGTCTTATTCACACGATTGGCGGTTTGTCACGGACCGCCACGGCGGCACTGAGGCAGTTGATCGACGCAGGTACGTTATCCAATCTCCCAGCGGGTTTCAAAGCCCGTGGACTACGTATCAGAGATGACGATGATCCGCTTCAGCCCGGAGAGTTCAGAGATGTGGACGCTCCCGGAGGGGCTATTCGTGACAGCCTGATGCCGCTGCCATTCAAGGGGCCAGACCAAACCCTGTTTAATTTGTTGGGTTTTGTGGTCCAAGCCGGTCAGCGTTTCGCGACAATCACGGACATGAAGGTTGGGGACGGCAACCAGAACGCAGCAGTCGGTACGACTATTGCGATGTTGGAGCAGGGTTCGCGGGTGATGAGTGCGGTACATAAGCGGCTTCACAACGCGATGCGGTTGGAGTTTAAGATCCTTGCTCGTGTAATGAGCGAAAGTTTACCGCAGGAGTATCCGTATTCTGTAGAGGGCGCGGACGCCACGGTAATGAAGTCAGACTTTGACGACCGTGTTGACATTATTCCGGTGTCTGATCCGAATGTATTTAGTCAGGCGCAGCGCATTGCTCTGGCGCAGACAAAGATGCAGTTGGCGGCGCAAGCTCCGGATATGCACAACATGTACGAGGTGTATCGGGACATGTATGACGCGCTTGGTGTACGGGACGTGGACCGTATTATGAAGCGCATTCCTGACGATGAGCCTGCCCCGAAGGATCCGGCGCAGGAGAACATCGACGTGATGGACATGGTGCCGTTGCAAGCTTTTGAAGGTCAGGAGCATGAGGCCCACATTATGGCTCACATGGTATTTGGCTCTACGCCCTTAGTTTCAAGTATGCCTGCAATGGCGATGGCTTTGCAGAAGCATATAATGGAGCATGTTCGGATTATGGCACGTGAACGGGCGGCCGTTCAGTTTATCCAAAGTCGGCAGGCCGCGGGCGGCGAAGCGGCTACTGAGGAAGAAATGCTGCAAGTTGAAGGACTTACCGCACAGTTCGTGGCGGAAGGTATGCAGATGGTCAAGCAGATGTCTGGCGAAGTGTCTGGTCAGGGTCCGGATCCGTTGGTTCAGCTCAAGGAGCAGGAGCTACAGATCAAGGCGCAGGCCGAGCAGGCGGACGCACAGAACGACCAAGCCAAGTTGCAGCTTGACGCACAGAACCAGCAGTTGCGGGCGGATCAGTTCCAGCAGCGGTTGGCGGCGCAAGAGCGGCAGACAATGGCACGTATTCAATCTGCTATGGAGCGTGAGTTACTTAAACTTGGAAGGGGTGGCCAATGATTTTTAAAGGTATTTTACCCGAAGCTCTGGCTGGTGGTGTAGTTAAAACAATAACCCCGCAGGAGGGCGGCAGCACAGAAATGAGTGGTGCCTTAGGAAAGCTTATCGCGCAAAATCCTGAAATTATTGAGGCGCTAAAAAAAGAAAAACCTGTGGATAGCAACATCGAAGATATGCCGTTTTCTATTTTTAACAACCCTAACGTAGTGCCAAATACCGTGCTGGAAGAGCTTCGCAAAAGCTATAACCGTCCGGTGACTATAGGTGAATTGGAGGGTGAGCCTAGTCTAGGAGGTGGCTTGTTTACCCCGGAGTTTAAAGAGTACGCCAAATCTTTAGGATATGAGGTGGATAGCTCTTTGGCCAAAATGGATATGGGCGAGCGGTTAATTTGGACCGGAGAGGGGCCCCCTCCTATTCCAACTGAAGCAAACTCGTCATACCCGACAATCTCTAACGGGGGTTCTGGGGGCATTACAGAAATTGTCCAGAACCCTTTCCAGCGCCCACAGCAGGCTGTTCAACCGCAACCGGTTAATCGGGCTCAGCCGATGAACATGGGGCAGCCGATGAACATAGCTCCTGTGGAAGCTCCTGTGTCTCAGGCTCCGGTAGGAGCTATGGCCTTAACCCCGGCAGAAGCACTAGCACAAGCCAGAAACCCCTTTATTAGGAGATAAGAATGGGAAGAACAGTAAAAATTGTAACTAATAAGCCGGGGCCTGCCCCGAAACCAACTGAGTACGCGGACATAAAAGGTCAAGGGCGTATTCCATACGGAAAGACTGCCGAAGTTAAAATTCCTACTTCTATGAGCCGATCAACTGCTCGTGGGATGGGAGCTTCTACTAAAGGTGGTGGTTACTGGAGCTGCTAAATGCCGCTAGCCGGAGGCTCTAGTCAAAAAACAATCGGGAAAAACATCAAGAAATTGATGGATGAGGGCTATCGTCAAAAGCAGGCGATAGCTATTGCATTGTCTAACGCGGGAAAGACAAGGAAGAAAAAGAAAAAGTAGCTGCGGGGCTATTCTTGGGGGCAAAATGATAGCAGAAACATTAGCTGGTATAGCGCTGGTTAAGCGCGCGGTAGACGGTATAAAATCCGCAATTAATACGGCTAATGACGTATCGGAAATTGCGGGTTTCATTGATCAGCTTTTTGAAGGTGAAAAGCAAGTCCAGCAGAAAAGAGCTAAGAATGCCAGCCCCGGAATTGGAGATCAATTCGGGGTGTCTCACATTGCGTCTGAAATCATAGATGCAAAGTTAGCTCAAGAAAAAATGCAGGAAATGCGTAACCTAGTTGATCTACGGTTTGGGCCCGGAACGTGGCAAAGCATCGTAGAAGAACGAGCCAGACGTATTCAGGAGGCGAAAGAAATGGCGGCAGCGGCAAGAAGAAAGAAAATGCAGGAAGCAAAAAAGTTTGAAGAAACCATAAAGCAAGTCGTGCTTGTTGCTTCGGTAATTGTGATTTCAATAGGGTTTTTTATATTTTTATTTGCGGTGGCGTTATGACCGTAGATAAATTTTTAGAGTGGAAGATTCTTCCTCGTTTTATGATGCTAGCAAGCACTGTGATGAGCTGGCGTTGTGCGGAATGGTTTATGGCCCTAGACGCTCCCACAGGCGCTCAGAGTGCGTTTGTATCGGTAGTTATGGGTGTTATGACGGGCGTTTTTGGAATCTGGATGGGGCACGAGCATAAGCCCGTGCAAAAGTAATGTTTCAGGCTATAGTTCTAGCGTGTCTTGTTTTTAATCTGGAACAATGTTACCAGCTAGAGGATCAGTGGGGGCCCTACCCAACTTATGAACGGTGCGAAAAACGGGCATATGAAATGTCCCGCGCGGTTCACAAACACATGAGAGGCTACAAGCCGATATCTTGGCAATGTAGGGCTCTACCGAAAGGAAAGTTAACGGTATGATTCAAGCACTTATTGGACCCGCTACCGAGTTAATCGGTAAGTTTGTTGAAGACAAAGACCAGAAGAACAAGTTGGCGCATGAAATTGCCACTATGGCGGAGCGTCATGCACAGGAGCTTGCCAAGGGGCAGTTGGCTATTAATGCCGAAGAAGCCAAGTCAAGGAACATGTTTGTGGCGGGCTGGCGGCCGAGTGTTGGCTGGTGCTGTAGTCTGGCTTTATTTGCTCACTTCTTAGTTTTCCCCACTATGGATGTAGTGACCGCATATATGGGCGTTGAACCAGTAGCCTACCCCCAGTTTGATATGGACAGCTTGATGACTGTCTTACTAGGTATGCTTGGTCTGGGGGGAATGCGTAGCTTTGAAAAGGCTAAAGGGCTGACAAAATAATGCACCGAAAAGTTTTAAAAAGGGGCTATTAGATGGAAGCTAATTTTTTTAAAAGCCTTGAGATGGTGCTGCACCACGAAGGTGGATTTGTGGATCACAAAGATGATCCCGGGGGCGCAACTAACAAGGGTATTACGCATAAAACTTATGCGGACTTTTTAGGACGACCGCTAGAAGATGTTAGTGAGCTTAAAAACATTCCCGAAGAGCATGTTCAGTTGATTTACAAAAACGGTTACTGGGACAAGATAAAAGGTGATGAGCTTCCGGGCGGCGTAGATTTCTGCGTGTTTGACTGGGCCGTGAACAGCGGGCCGGGACGCGCGGCCAAGGCTTTGCAGAAAGCGGTTATGGTATCGCAAGACGGGGCTATTGGCCCGAAGACGTTAGCGGCCGTATCTGAATACAGCCCTGCCGCAGTAATAGAGCAACTAACCGAGGCTCGTATTGAGTTTTATAAGGGGTTGTCTACATATAGTACGTTCGGCAAAGGTTGGGTAAGAAGGACAAAAGAAACACGTGACTTTGCATTAGAGATGGTATAAAAACATATCAGACTAAATGCGGAGATATCAGATTGGATCAAATTTATTTTGCGGAAGCGGTTTTTCGGATTATTCGAGAACGCCGCCAAGCGGTTCAAGACTTGTTGCTTTACGACAATGTCAAGAACATGGAGCAGTATCGTGAGCTCATGGGGAACTTAAAATCTCTGGATCACGTGGAACAGGAACTCAAGGGCCTGCTAGATAAACAGGAGCGAAGCAATGACTGAGGCGCAGAAAATCGACCTTGAAGATGTAGCGGAGGGTGTCGCAAACCTCGCTTCCGCTTACACGGATGTTACAGACAAGGTTTTAGACCCCGAAGCTATCGGGGGATCACTTCTTGAAAGAATGCCGGACCCAACGGGTTGGCGGCTGCTCATTCTTCCCTATAGGGGGAAAGGCAAGACCGATGGGGGCATTTATCTGCCCGATGCGGTAGTGCAGGAGCAAACAGTATCTACACAGGTTGGCTATGTCTTGAAAGTAGGGGCACTAGCTTATAAGGATCCGGAAAAGTTTCCAACTGGTCCGTGGTGCGAGCAGGGTAACTGGGTGATGTTTGCCCGTTATGCTGGGTCTCGTTTTAAAATTGATGGCGGGGAAGTTCGTATCTTAAACGATGACGAAATTTTGGCTCGCATTAAAGAACCTGAAGATATTTTGCATTTCTAGGAGTGAACTATGGAAGATCAAAAAGAAAATCAAATTGAGTTGGATTTGGACGATTCGCAAGAAACTGAGGTAGAGGTTTCTGGCGGGGAAGACGATTCGTCGCAGTCTGCGTCTGAAACCGATAATTTCGACAAAGCGGACAATGCTACGCAAAAACGTATTGATCGTTTGACAAAGAAAATGCGTGAGGCCGAGCGCCAGCGCGAAGAAGCTATTAAGTTTGCTCAAGGCGTACAAAGCGAAGCTTCTCAACTAAAGCAGCGCATGGATGCTTTGGACTCAAATTACGTTAATGAGTACAGCAACAGGGTAGAAATCCAAACAACTTCGGCCGAAGCCGATTTGGCCCGTGCGATTGAAATAGGCGACACCGCAGGGGTCGTAGAGGCGCAAAGAAGGATAACTCGTCTTGCCATAGAGCAGGATCGGGCTAATCAGGCAAAAGTACAACAGGCTCGCTATGCTCAGCAAGTTCAAGCCCAGCAGCAGGCTCGTGTAAACCAGCCCATGCCTCAACAACAGCCTCGTCGCCCCGACCCCAAAGCGGAGCATTGGGCGCGGCGTAATAGCTGGTTTGGGGAAGATGAGGCGATGACTTATGCCGCTTTTGGGGTACATAAAAAGCTCGTAGAAGACGAAGGGTTTGACCCGCAGTCCGATGAGTACTATACTGAACTGGATCGGCGAATGGCGGGCGAGTTCCCGCACAAGCTTAACGGTGGTAGCAAACGGCCCGCTCAGACGGTTGCTTCCGTATCCCGCAATACATCTGGGCGCAGTAGTGGGAAAAAGGTTAGACTCACCCCTAGCCAAGTCGCAATAGCGAAAAAATTGGGTGTGCCGCTTGAAGAATACGCGAAATACGTGAAGGAGTAGTTAGATGACTGAAGAAAACACCGAAATGTTTGAAGGGTCTGTGAAACGATCTTCTCGCGCAACACAATCTCGGGAGAAAACGGCAAGGCGTAAGCCGTGGGCTCCCCCGTCTATGTTAGATGCACCGCCTGCACCGGATGGGTTCAAGCATCGTTGGATCCGGGCTGAAACCCGTGGTTTTGATGATACGAAGAACGTCAGCGCTAAAATGCGCGAAGGTTGGGAACTGGTCCGTAAGGATGAGTATCCGGACTTTGAGGCCCCGGTAGTTGAATCAGGAAAATACGAAGGTGTGTTTGGAGTAGGTGGACTTGTTCTAGCTCGTATCCCGGTTGAAACCATTGCCGAGCGGACAGCGTACTTTGCACAACGCAGCGCTGACCAAATGGAAGCGGTTGACCATGATATGATGCGTGAGAACGCACATTCAACCATGACGATCAATAAACCTGATCGTCAATCTCGTGTAACCTTTGGCGGCCAACAGAAATAATTTCAAGGGCCGCCCTGATTAGGAGTAGAAACTCATGGCAAACCAAAATACTGCCTACGGCCTACGTCCTATCGGGCTCGTTGGAAGCGGCGTAAACTCAACCGGTGTAACCGAGTATGAGATCGCCTCTAACAACACCAATGCGATTTATCAATACGCTATTGTCACACCGACAGCGGCAGGCGTAGTTGATTATGCTGGCGCAACAAGCGGCGGCACAACACCAGCATTGGGCGTCCTGATGGGGATTCAATACCACGACTCAGTCCAGAAGAAGCCGGTATGGCTGAACTACTGGCCGGGTTCTGGTTCAGTGAGCGTTGACACCAACTACCCTGTAAAGGCGTTTGTTGCTGACAACCCAAACCAACTGTTCAAAGTTGCTTCTGACGCATCATTGACCGACCGTGCAACTGCACAGGCGGCCGTTTTTGCTAACGCATCTTTGGGCACATCAGCTCGCACCGGTTCTACCAACACAGGTAGCGCAGATGGTGCACTTAGCGTGTCTTCAATTGCCGTTACAGCGACTCTGCCGTTGCGGGTTGTGGGAATCATGGATGACGAAGCTAACAGCGACTACACTGCTGCTGGCATCCCAATGATTGTCCGGTTGAACGCACATTACAACGCCAACACAAGCCGTTTTGACTCGCAGACTACTGCGACCTCAACAGGCATTTAGGGAAAGGGGATAGAAAATGGCTATTTCTCGCGCACAACTAGCGAAAGAGCTTGAGCCCGGCCTGAATGCCTTGTTCGGACTTGAGTACGACCGCTACGAAAATGAACACGCTGAAATCTTCGACGAAGAGTCTTCAGATCGTGCCTTTGAAGAAGAAGTGATGCTCGGGGGTTTCTCAACAGCACCGGTTAAAGGCGAAGGCACTGCCATCACTTTTGACGATGCTCAAGAGACCTACACAGCACGGTACACACATGAAACAATCGCTCTTGCGTTCTCAATCACTGAGGAAGCAATCGAAGACAACTTGTACGACCGTCTGGCATCTCGCTACACCAAAGCTCTGGCCCGTTCAATGGCTCAGACAAAGCAAATCAAGGCTGCTGCCATTTTGAACAACGCGTTCAATACAGCAAACCCTGTTGGCGACGGTGCAGCACTTTGTTCAAACGCACACCCATCATTGTCCGGTAACCAGACAAACATCTTGGCTACCGCAGCAGACCTCAACGAGACTTCTCTTGAGCAGATGCTGATTGACATTGCGGGCTTGACTGACGAACGCGGCTTGAAGATTGCAGTACGTGGCACAAAGTTGATCATTCCAAAAGAGCTGCAATTCATTGCAGAGCGGGTAATCAACTCAAACCTTCGTTCAGGCACAGCCGACAACGACACCAACGCAATGAAGAACATGGGTATGCTTCCTGAAGGGGCCGTGGTTAACCACTTCCTGACAGACACAGATGCCTTCTTCATCAAAACTGACGCACCGAACGGTTTCAAATACTTTAACCGTTCACCGATCAAAACCAACATGGAAGGTGACTTTGACACCGGAAACATGCGGTTTAAGGCTCGTGAGCGTTACAGCTTCGGTGTTTCTGACTGGCGGGCAGTGTTCGGTACTCCGGGCGCAGCGTAAGCTAGTTAAAATCAATACGGAAGGGCGGCTTCACAGCCGCCCTTTTTTGTTGTATAGTTTACGTATCCCTGACAGCCGCATGGTGCGGCTGACATTAGCCACGACAGGAGATCTAAATGGCTCTTTCTACTTTTTCCGGCCCAGTGCGTTCAAACGCTGGTTTCCAAATCCCCGTTGTAACCACTGCAAACCTGCCAGCTTTTGGCGATGTTGCTGTTGGAACTGTTTACATGGTCAGCGACAATGGCGCTGGTAACAACGAGTATTGCATCGTAATCAACACAGGTGCTGCTTGGGTGACTGCTGTTGGTGCCGCTCTTAGCTAATAGGAGGCTGTAATGGCAGGTTCTGACGTAAAAGCAACGCGCTTGACGGCTACCGGTTCTGCCGGTGTCGGCCCTGCGCGTGTTCGTCAGATACAAGTTTTGACCACAACAGGCACTCCACGCTTAACCATTACCGACGGTAATGGCGGCGCAACGGTGCTTGATTTGGACTTTCTTGCGTCTGACTCACACTCAGTAAACATTCCCGCAGAAGGTATTCGTGTTTCAGATATTTATGTATCTGCTTTTACCGCTTGTACTGCGGTAACCGTGTTTTATAATTAAGGAACAATTTGATGGCTGGGTCTGACATTAAAGCAAGTTATGTTACCGCCACAGGAACTGTGGCAAGTGGCCCTCGCCGGTTAGTTTGTATCCATTACCATACTGCGGGGTCTACCGGTGGGGTTGTACTGAGAGACGGCGGTGCTACCGGCGCTGTCGTTTTTTCTTTAGACTTTCATGCAAACTCTACCGGTGACCTTCAGATTGGAGAGGAAGGCGTAAAGTTTAACACCGACATTCATGTCACGTTTACTAATGTTACAAGCATGACGTTTTTCTTTAAGTGAGGAACTATGGCGACAGTAAAAAACGTAACTAGAACCCCCTCTGGAAAAATTAAATATAGAGGAGAGACTTTTGCTGGTTTTAACAAGCCTAAACGCACTCCCGGAAAGTCAAAAAAAAGTGCTGTTTTGGCTAAGAAAGGCGACCAAATTAAGTTGGTTCGTTTTGGGGATCCAAACATGTCAATTAAAAAAGACCAACCGGCTCGTCGATCAAATTTTAG